TCCTTGTAACCAAACACCTTGTCAAATGTAATCTTACATGCAATCGCAGCAGCCGCAAGTGGCTCGATTGTAGTCAAGTATATATGTATGTCTCTAAATGCTGCACCATACTTACCTTGATGTATCTTTGTATTTGTTGTAATGATCTTGTCAACTACAAGTGGTAACAAAGTTTCTATCGAGGCTATACCATATACACTAGCAGATGAGTAGTTCTGTTGTTCTAACTTAAGTGTCTGATCTCTAAGACGCTTCAGCCCCTGACTGATCTGTGTCCTCTCCAGCTGTATCTGCTGGTCTATCTGCTCTGGTGTAACATATGTCATTTAGCTGGTCTCTTACTTGGTTGTATAGGTGTTTATATACCTCACTATAATGTGGGTGTGTTTTTGGTAGCATATCTAACGCCTGTTTTTCATAAGTGTAGACGTCATCACTGGGAATAGAAATTCTTTTTGTCATTTTCTGTAATGTACTTCTCTGGTTTTAGGTGTTGTATTGTATCATGAGTACACAAAATTAGTTCTTCTTCTTGATCTTTAATGATCTTTTTAAGTCTGTTCTTAGCGTGTTTTGGTATCTGATACGAGTATTCTTTGACCTTACCGGTTTTACAGTTACGTGTACGAATGATGCAGTCATGTGATTCCATGATTTGCCAGTCATTCATCTTCCAGTCCATGAACAAGTCATACTCCATAGGCTCAAACCATTCGGCAGGGCACTTGGCTATCTTATTATAGTTGTTGGGAAAGTATTTCTTTGTCATAGGGTCTGTATCTCCTGTTAGGATTTGCGTGTTTGTCAAGGTAAACGTCCTTGAGGGTGGTGTTATACCACTCCTTTGCCATGGTGTCAGCACGATAGGCTGCTTCCATGTCGTCTGATGCCATAAGGCAAAAGTGCTTGCCGCAATCGGTGTCGGCACAATAGTAGCGGTAAAGAGTCATGATTGTGAATGTGTGAGTTTTTTTATAAGTATTTTAGTACGGGCTTTGGCAGCCTGTATCATTCTTGGTTTTTTCTTGTATTTGGGCGGCTTCTTGCTGTGGTGCTGCCAATTCGGTGTTGTCATATCTAATCCAATGTCGTGTTACACCAGCTATTATAAAGCAGTTGGTGATGACTGTCAATAATCTGATGTATTTCTTCATTTTGCAATGTATGGGTATTGTACATCATCAGGATAGTACCAGTCAGCTAGTTCATACTCTAGCTTGTTGCAATGGTCAACTGCATACTTGCCTGCCTGACATTGATTGTGCACTACCTCTTTGTCGACCTCGACCTTAATCAACATATATAGTGGTTTTGTAGGTACGTACTTGTAGGGATCTTTGCACATTATAAGTATCCCGCTATTTCACAGCCGGGCTCGTCGTAGAACCACGAAACTGATACGTCAGGATACTGCTCTCTGATTGCATTGCAGATAGCTTCTGGTGGTGACCATGCTGTATTGAACTCGACCTCTGTACATTCTGGGTCATCATCTGTGACTACTACGTCATATGCGTCCCATTTGGTATCCCAGTTTTGTACTCTCCAGTCATACCATCTGTCGTCAGCATGACCTGTTGATTTGAATACAAGTCTCTTGGCATAGTCTTCAACGTATTGTGGTAGTTCACCGACCTTACCTCTGTCCCTGCCAAAGTTTGACACTTCGCTAGACATAAGTGGTGTGTTGAGCCAGTCTGGTTCTGGTATGATCTGTGTAAAGCTGTTCTCGTCTTCAAAGATTTTCCTGAGTTTAGCTACGTCCTCTGTATTAGAGGAGTAGAACGTAACTCTGTTGTGGCAATGGTTTGGCATAATTATTTGTTGTATCTTGCTTGTATTTTAACATAGTTAGGGTTTGATGCACCTAATTCTGGGTCATCTGCAATCATTTGTAATACTTCTTGGATGAACTCGTTTTCGTCCTTTGAAATACCTACGATTCTGCCTGCTTTGCCTGACTTTTTAGCTGCTGCTTTCTTGGCTGGTACTAGACCTTTTGACTTGATAGCCTTGACAGCTGGTGCTTCTTGCTTTTTAAGTGATGCTTCTAACTGTGCAACTTGTATAGCTGCGTCAATTTTAGCTTGCTCTTCTGCTCTCTGCTCTGGTGTAGTAGAGAAGTCGTATACTGGTAAGTCGCTAGTTGCTTCTTCAATAATGTCGAATTTGTTTGGTGTTTGCATGGTGGTTGTGTCCTTAATAAATGATGGTTTACGTGATGGTATGCGTAGATAGTTAGTAGCTAGCCACGGCTTGGTGTTGAGATACTGCTTGTATGCAGTAATAGTGTCGATAGTAGTATCGAACTTGATAGACTCTGGCATGGCACGAGTGAAGTCGGCGACCTTGTAGTATGATTGTGATACTGACTGGTCGAAGCAAGCATTGTAAATGCGAACAGCTTGGTGTATGACGTCTTGACAGGTATGTACCTTGTCGTAGCGTGCAGTGTACTCGTCGCATAGTGCAAGGCCGTGCTGTATAAGCCATGCTAGGTTGTATTGGTTGGCAGCAGCCCAGATAGTGCATGGATGCTTGCGAAAAGCACCGTGTGCAGTACGATAGGGTGTGCCGTCTTGCTTGTATAGTTTGCCGACGCCGTAATACCAGTCGCTGTATATGATTGACAGCATCTGGCAAGTCTCGAGTGGCATCTTGACAATGTGCTTGTCGGGTAGGTTGAGGGCTGACTGTATTGGGCAGCTGTCGGTAACAAAGATATTCATACTATTATAATAGCAAAAATTTAAAAGGTTGACAATAAAATGTCAGTAAATCAACAAAATATTATTTGCTGAACGATTCTAAGGGGAGTCGAACCCCTACTATGTCCGTGACAGGGACACGTTCTAACCATTAAACTATAGAATCAGGTGGGACTTACAGCCTGTGTCACTTAGTACAAGAATATACTTACTGACTCCCATGACTCGCCCGTGTGCTACACCATTGGCGTAGCGTTACCTGTATGTCTCATCATCTTCTTGAGAGCCATATAGGTTTCATATGAGCAGTCTGTCCATGTATCTTTCCAGATTATCCAGTCATGCTCAAGTAGTACAGGTATCATAGCCCTGTCGTCTATGTATGTGTTGAATGGCATTATGCTTTACCTCCGTCGATAACTTTTAGTTGTTTCTTTCTGATGTCAAGGTCGATAGCTAACACTTCGTCCTCGATCTCTTTTCTAGGCTTGTTGTGTAGCTTGTACTCGTCACCTAGTTCATCTGCTACTTTGTCAATGTATAGCCATACTACGTCACGTAAGAACCCGTATTGATCCTCGTGTGTCTTTTCTGTCTGGTTGTATGCTGCCTGCATGATTAAGTACTCGTAGCAATACTTCTGCTTTGCGTCAAGTAACTCGTGATGTATGCCCTCGTTGTGTTGAGCATAGTATGCAAGTATGTCATCCTCTTTCTTGTGTTTGGTAGCCTTACGTGCTGCACCATGTAATAATATGTCCTTGATCTCTAGTGGATTGTAACTGTGTAATACTTGCTCGTATGCTAGTTGCATTGGTGATTTGCTTGTCATTGTATTTCTTCTCCTTGTTTGTTGAATGTTTTGTTGAGCATTGGAACGTACAGCTTGCCGTCGTCCTTGAGCATCTTGAGCATCATGTTAAACCAATGGTTGTTGGCTACGTGTTCTGTGTATGTGAGTCCTGTAAAGTACTCCTGTGACCATTGTATCATAATGCTAACCCCGCTGATCTGTTAAGTGCATATCTGACACCTTGACTTACTTTACATAAGTGATTCATTTGTGCATAAGTGAGCTTGTTATGTACTCTAAACTGCTCCCATGCCTTGTGGTATTTGTTCATTATATAAACTCCATTGGTGTAGCTGTAGTAAATATACCAACTGCTTCCTGTTGATACATCTCTTTGTATAGTTGTGCACAGTCCTTGACTAGCTGTGTATTGTCAGTATTGATGATAACGACCTTGCTATCTTCTGGCATAGACTTCCATGATCCCATTGCGTCTTGCACAGTATAGCCGTCGAAGTTAGCATCAAGTACTTCCTGACAATATAGTTCCCAGTCTAAGTCTGAGACATAACCGTTAGTGTCGTTGATGTTACGACCAAATGTTAAAGTGTGTAGCATTGTGCGACCTCGTATTGTGTTTGTTGGTAGTGATACAAGTTAAGAAAGTCTTGTGGTAAGAATAACAGTAAACTTGTAAGTATAGTATATGTAAACATTGTCCTCCTAATTATATTATAGCATTTTCTGATGATAAGTCAATAAGCATTTTTACTCAAATGTTATTGTGTCTCCTGTTGGTTTGTAGACTGTGACCTTAGTAGTACACTCGCCTAGCTCTGCATTAAGTAAGCGTGTACCAAACTCGACCTCGTTAGCTTTGGTAAGCTGACACGTCTCGAATACGTCACAGAAGCCTTCCTCGTCTAGCTCTAGCATAACTACGTTCTGTGTGTCATCTGACTCTGACCTTGTGTATTCTAGACCTATTGCGTCAAGTAGCTCCTCTACGTCAATATCTATTTCGAGTGCGACCTTATATGGTAAGTTAGTTCCTTGTCCTGTCATGAATTGCGTCCTCGTGCTGTGATTGTGATGGTGTGCGAAAATTTGTCTCTATACCTATATTATAGCATCTTATCGTGAGACTGTGTTGAGATGTGTGGAATCTCAGATAAGTATAATAAGTCGCATGAGACTGATTGTGAATGAGTGTGAGTCTCACGTTGGACTCAACCCACTTTCTTATGTGTCTTATTTGTATTACTATTACTTTTAATAAATTTTGATTTACGTTTATAATTAATAGTAGATGGTAATACTTGGTAATTAATTTCTTTACAACTATCTTCTAATTGTTTAATAGAATTATATAGTTGTCGATAATAGTTAACAGAATGAATCATAATAATAAATAATAATAATTAAACAGCTAATTCTAATTGTTGAATAGAGTTAACACCATTAACTTGTAATCCTAGCATTTGTAAATTAATAATATCTAAATCATTAATAGTTTTTTTACCTGTTAATCTTTGTAAAGCATCAGCATATACTGGATCTGTAACATAGTGTAATGTCTTGCCGAAGGCTGTCTTAGCTTGTGTCTCAATGTTTGTCATGTTTGGAATCTCCTTATCTGTCTTATACCTTTATTATAGCAGTCCAATTTGATACTGGCTTGAGATTTCAGCAATCCAATACATCTTATTTGAGTCGCACATGAT